ACCAGCTCGTTAACTTCACTATGAACGTGGTTGACGACTCGATCCGGGACAACGCGGCGGTAATGTATCGCGCAGGGATCAGGACGATGGTCATAAGGCAGGCCGAGTTCGGAGGTTGTGCTTGGTGCCAGGAACAAGCGGGCACCTATGACTACAACGAAGTCAAGGACTACGGCAACGATGTCTGGAGACGGCACGAGAATTGTCGTTGCACTATTGACTATATAACAGAGCGTAATAGCTCTCTTTATAGGGAAACAGTTAACAACTTCAAAAAGTGAGGTGGGACTTATGAGAACACATTCACGAGACAAACCGCAGGAGGACAAGATAAAAAATGAGTAGAGTCGGGAATCAGATCCCGACTCAATCTGTGATATTGCCGTATGAGAAGTCTTACGGTGATGAAGCAGTCCAATTATATAACCTAAGCGGCAACGTCTGTCAGGAATGGCAGGCGTTAATGTTGTCAGACATTATGGCGGTCAACGATGACGGGCTCTGGGTACATACCAAGTTCGGCTACTCGGTTCCCCGCCGTAACGGAAAGACAGAGATACTCACTCAACGCGAGATGGACGGCTTGTTTAATGGCGAGCATATACTTCACACGGCTCACCTGACGGACACGGCGCACATCGCTTGGGAGCGACTAAAAGCAAGGCTTGAAGCAATCGGAGTGACCATAAAGACCTATAAGGGTTATGGTCGAGAAAAGATTGAAATGCCCGAGACTGGCGGCGTTATTGACTTCCGTACAAGAACGAGCTCGGGCGCTCTCGGTTCCGGTTATGACTTACTTGTCATAGACGAGGCTCAAGAGTACACCAAAGCGCAGCAGACGGCGCTCAACTACGTCGTATCGTCTTCCAAGAACCCGCAGACCATCATGTGTGGAACACCGCCGACGGCGGTCTCCACGGGTGATGTGTTCAGAGAGTATCGAGACAAGTGCTTACTTGGTGAGCAGATAAATGGCGGTTGGGCCGAGTGGTCCGTCGACCATAAGACTAACGTCAAAGATAAAGAAGCATGGTATCAGACTTCGCCCTCACTTGGCACGATCCTGACGGAAAGAATAGTCCAGGACGAGATAAACGGCGATGACCTTGACTTCAATATCCAAAGATTAGGCTTATGGATTCGTTACAACCAACAGTCTGCTATCAGCGCACCCTCTTGGGATGCGCTCAAGGTTGATAAGCTCCCGAAGTTCAAATTTCCGATCTATGCGGGGGTTAAGTTCGGCAGAGACGGACAAAACACTTGTCTTACCATCGCGGTCAAGACCTCCGACGATAAGGTGTTCGTCGAGGGTATTGATTGCAGAGACCAGCGCGAGGGTAATGGTTGGATAATCAACTTCTTAATGAAAGTCAAAGCAAGGGCAATCTTGGTTGACGGTGCTTCCGGGCTCGAGACATTCCAAAGGGAATGTAAAGAGCAAAAGCTCAAGGGTGTCTCCGCTGCGACAGTTAAGGAAGTTGTGCAGGCATCATCAGACTTTGAGATCGCCATAGCTAACAAAACGCTTTGCCATAACGGGCAGCCAGCCCTACGGCAGAGCGTTTCTAATTGCTCGCACAGAGCGATAGGAAGCGGCGGCGGTTACGGTTACAAGACTCTTGACGACGATATAGAGGTCGCCTTAATGGAGTCCGCAGTCTTGGCAACTCATGCGTGCATGAAGGCAAAAGAGCCTAAAAAGCAACGCATTGGTTACTAATAAATTTACGTTACCGAACGGATTTGAATCGGGAGAAAGGACAACATCATGTCAGAAAACAATCAGGAAGGCTTCAAGCCTATCGAAACTCAGGAAGAACTCGACAACATCATCAAGGATCGCCTGAAGCGCGAGCGTGAGACCACGCAGAAACGCTATGAGGGTTGGGTATCACCCGAAGACCATCAGAAGGCAATTACAGACGCTAACAAGGCCTTTGATGATTACAAGAAGGCTCACGAGAGTGACGAACAGACTATCGCAGACCTCACCGCAAAAACCAAGAAGTACGAGACTGCATCGTTAAAAAGCAGGATAGCGCACGAGGTCGGCCTTTCTTACGAGTGGATCGACAGAATCAACGGCGAGGATGAGAAGTCCATCCGTGAAGATGCCGAGTCCATCAAGAAATTAGTTGGAAGCGGTTCCGCACCTCTTCCTACAAAGAACCCCGAGGCAGGCGAAAGCTATGACTCAGGCAAAAACGCGCTCAAGTCGGTGCTTAACGGCTTAAAAAATTAAATCTTTACGGAGGTGCTAATTATGGCATTTACATCAACAGGATTCCCGGCTGAATTGGTCAAGGAAGTTTTCATCGGCGCTAAGGGCAAGTCTTCCATCGCGAAGCTCGCTAAGCAGACACCTATCGCTTTCAGCGGTACAGACATTATGACATTCACTTTCTCTGGTGAGGTCAACCTCGTAGCAGAGGGCGCAGCAAAGGGCGAACACACTGGCTCTAACGCTCCCGTTCACATGGTTCCTCTCAAGATCGAGTACGGCCAGAGAGTCTCTGACGAGTTCATTAAGTGCTCCGAAGAGAAGCAGCTCGACTACCTCAAGGCTTTCAATGACGGATTCGCTTCCAAGATCGCTCGTGGTCTCGACATCATGGTAATGCACGGAACAAACCCCGCAACCGGATCACTCGCCCAGCTCATCGGCGACAACTCATTCGATACAAACGACTACGTTAACAGTGTCGTTTACGACGCTTCTGATCTCGAAGGCAATATCGCTTCCGCAGTAGCAGCTATCGGTGACTATGAGCTCAACGGCTTCGCTATGTCCAAGACATTCGCAGCAGGCCTCGGTGCTCTCAAGGTTAACGGCGTTCCTCAGTATCCTCAGTTCGGTTGGGGTGGCAACCCTGACGCAGTCAACGGCGTACCCGTAGACGTTAATAGCACAGTATCGGTTGTTAACGGCGAGTATGGCTACCTCGGCGACTTCGAGAACGCTTTCAAGTGGGGCTATGCAGATCAGATCAACCTTGAGGTTATCCCTTACGGCAACCCTGACAACTCCTCAGCAGGCGACCTCAAGGGCCACAACCAGGTATACCTCAGAGCAGAGGCTTGGATCGGCTGGGCTATCCTCGACGGCGCTGCTTTCGCTCGTATCGAGACAGCGAACTCTGGTTCCTGATATGAAGTTCAGAAATGTCAAGACGGGCGCGGTCATTGAAGTGCCCTCAATGCTTGGCGGTTTTTGGGAATTGATAGACGGCGGTAAGGCTGAAGAGCCTGCCGCCGTTATTCCTGACGCTGAGCCCGAGGAAGTCAAGCCCGTCAAGAAGACAAAGAAGACCACAACAAAGAAGACAACGAAGTAAGAGGTGAAAATATGCCAGACTACGCAACAGTTCAGGATATTCAGGACCTTAAAAGGCCCCTGACGGCAGAAGAGCAGCAGAGGGCTGGCTATATTATCCCGATTATCTGTAACGAGATAAGAGAGCTCGCGTTTCGTCAGGGTAAGGACTTCGATGCCATGTTGCTCGCAGATCCGTACCTTGCAGACGTTGCAAAGGCCGTTGTTTGTGACGTGGTAATGAGAGAGCTGAACACTCCCGGCAATCAGATCCCCGTCACTTCTTACAGTGAGGGCGCTGGCGGTGTCACACAGTCCTATTCATTACCTAACACAAGCGGAGCTTTAAAGCTCTGGCCTTCAGACAAAAAGGCTTTAGGTCTTATGAAGCAAAAACTCGGAGCGATAGACCTGAGAACAAGACCGGGGAGGTGTTGATATGCTTCCCACTTTTGCAAATCAGGTAATTTACAGAGTTCGCCCGACATATAAAGAGTCTCGCGGTTCCATGATCCCTGATTGGAATAACGCGGACCGACTCGAGATCACGGGGTGCTCTGTTCAGCCTTCGAGCACGAGCCTTTCGCAAGATGGGCGAGTTCTCGGCATAAATAACTCTTGGACGGCATACCTTCCCGAAGGCTCGGACGTAAAGGAAGGCGACCGCATCGAGTTTGACGGCGACACATACACCATCAATGGTGCGCCTCGCAAATGGACCGCTCCGCTCATGTGCTCACATATCCAACTCATTCTCACGAGATGGGAGGGCTAAACATGAAGGGCATCCGTATCGAGTTTAACTCGGCAGGCTTTAAGGAGATCCTCATGTCCGAGGGTACAAAGGAGCTCGTCGAGTCAACCGCTCAGGGCATAGCCGACAGAGCTAACGCCA